GCTTTTGGTCGCAGACGTAATGCTGCTGACGTTGGAATAAGCAGAGACATAACCCGTCGTGGTGATATTACCACTGGTGTCAATGTCTAAGTTGGTCGTGATAGCCCCGGTTCCAGCAGTTTTGCTGATCTGCTCGAAGCCACCCTCTGAACGGACTGGGCCGTTAAAAGTCGTGTTAGCCATTAAGTTCTCCTGTCGTGGCTAATGTCTATTGATTGCTCAATAGTCAGGAAAAATGGAAAGGGGGCGGTTACCCACCCCCCACCGTTACTAGGCACCAGGCGATGCGTACATCCCCAGCGGATCAGAAACACCGAAAGAGTAACGCTCACGCGCTTTGTAGCGCACGTTACCGGTATCGAAGTCACCGTCCATACTAGTCTCCATCGAGGTACGCTCAAAATGCTTCATACCGTTAGGTATGTCCGTCGTGAGGTACCAAGAGTCAGTATCGGTCAAATAGTGATTGACCGCATAACCCTCTGGAATCGTGCCATTCGCACGAATCGCGTTGATGTCGTTATCCGCCGTCGCTACACGTCCTTCGGACTGTAGGATGCGGGTCGCAACAAACATGCCATTCGGCGGCACAATCAGCCGTCGAGGACGGGCAGCAATCAGAAGACCGCGCTCGTCTTTCCAGCCAGCAATGGTGATTACCGCAGCTTCCAGCGAAGTCTCATTGAGATCAGCCGCTGTCGCAGGTCGGTTATCGTTCTTGCCACCAGAAACCAATGGATGCCCATCACCACCGGTTACACCGTCACTAGAAGCCGTGAACAGGTTGACCCCGTCGCCCGACTGGAAGCTGTTGGTAAAACCGTTGTTGAGGGGATTCGCCGCTTTCACCTGCTTGGTGTAAGCCATCGCACGAGCCAACGCCTTGGTATAGCGAGCCGAGAGCGAGTCATAGAGGTTGTCCTCCATGGCTTCTTCCGTAATCGCGAATCCCATGGCAATGGTTTCGTGGTTGTACCGAGCCGTGAAGTGTTCCTGCGCTGCGTCATAACTGAGCGCTGCGCCTTCATCCTTCACTGGAGCTGCCTCAAATCCCGACAGTTTGACCTCTTCCTCAAAGGAACGGTCAGACGATTCGGTCTCATAAATGAGGGTATGCTCGTCCTCGTACTTTTCGTACTCCAATCCGAACAAGGCATTCAAGCCCGGAAGGAGTTCTTTGAGCATTTGCGCTCTTGAAATAGCCATTTGCTAAAGCTCCTTTGCTTAAATACCAGTGGTATTGGTTAACTGATGCCCTACATTGAATTTCACAATGACATCAGTATAGGTATCGCCCACGGAACTTGTCGGGCCGTCGACAAAATCGACAACCTTAACCGGGAACGTATTAGTGGTTGCAACCGTCGAACCGTCAAAAGCATTTTTGCTGTTGCCGATAGACGTAGAACCCGCCGTCTGAACGACGGAGGCATTCGCACCGAGAGCCGCTTGAGCAACAGTTTCGTCGCTCTGCATCCGAAACAGGACTTCTGGGTCCGTCACAACATAGGCCACTGCATCTGATGCTGCCATATCGGCGGGCCATTGTTGATTGAACGTCATCTGATTCGATGTGGAATCGGTGTATTTGCATCCCATGAAAACCCCTATGGGTGTCAGCGCTGCGGTCCCGGTGTCTTTTTCGACCGTACCGGCAGTCACGAGCTTGACAAAATCCCCATAGAAGATCGCGGTGTCATAAGCACTAGCAATCTTAATGTGCTGAACTTTTCCCGTATAGGAACCGCTCGCACTTGTCGTATTGATAGGCCGTGCACCGTAAGGGGCGGCTGTTGTAGCCATAACTTACGAACTCCTACACATAGGCAACGGCTTTGTTAACTGTTGCCTCGACCAAAGGTAACCTTTGTATTCCGCTCCGTGGGGAGCTTTGGCATACGCGGGTCGTTGTCTTTCATGTAGCTATTATCCACCGCCTGCATTTGCTGTGTGGAGTTGCGCTGGTTGTATTCCCGCGCCGCCTTCACTTGCTCAATAGGGGCTTTGCATAGCAACAATCCACCTACTTCAACGTTGCCTTCAAATCGAGTTCCATGATCCGGTATCACCATGAGTTCTGGATGATCGACCGCTTTCACGGGCTGCCATCCTTCACGGAAACGCATAGATACATGTCGATTATCCTCCTGCCCCATCATGCTGGTTCGTACCCATCTGAATACCCAGCCTTCTTGTGGAGTTGGATCAGGCAAAATTGCCGGAGGTTGCCACGATTCTTTCCGCGTCGTGTTGTCGCGTGTTTCTAGTTCCCTAGGGGTGCGCTCTTCGCCATCAGCCATTATTGGATTCCTTCAATACTTGACGGGCGTATTGCTCAGGAGTGATCCCGAGCCGCTTAGATAGACGGTGTGCTGATTCCGTCAATTTTACTTTATGTGGCCGCGCCCCGTTATTGCGAGTCGCAGGGGCCACCACCGATGAGGCTTGTGGTTGCGGCGCTTCCTGTCGGGGCGCTTCTTCCTCAACCTCAAATTCGTCTAGATCATCGCTAGTGAAATAACTCGGATAAAGCTCACGCATCCGACTGTCTATCCGCTGATAGTAATCGTCGGACGTGGGATCAACGTTTTCTTTTTTCACCAACTTTTCGTGAATACCGTAGGCGGTACTCGTCATTTCCTCGTCAGAGCCAAACCACGCATTCTGCTTTTGCCAACTCAACGCTTTCGGATTTGGCGTGGGCACATTCTGCTGTTGTGGCTGCTGAGAAAGTTGGGCCTGATAGTTCTGATCCGCCTGCTGGATGACCTGATTCGCAAGATTCGGCGCATACGCTTGCGCCAACTGTGCGTTCGTCATCGCTTCCTGTGCTTTCGTAATCTGCTCGGCATCGCCCTCGTCATACGCTTTCTTGTATAACTGCTGGGCACTCTGCAATGCATATTGCGCTCGCTCAGTCGCCTGCTGCTCCAGAACCTTCTGGCCTTCAGACACCATTTGCAAGAGTCGATCATTGTCTGTCTGCAATCGCCGCGCATGCATCACCGCTTCGTCTTGAAGCCGCTGGGCATCCTCGGCACGACGGCGCTCTTCGTTGAACTCCGCCCGCATTTTGTTGATCTTCTTGCGAACCCGCTTGGTATAGCTGTCAAGGTCTTCGTCCTGCTCCGACACCCGACGATCTTCGGGTGGCCGGTCATCGACGACCTCGACCTCTACATCAGCAGACTCTTCTTCAACACCGAATTGATTTTTAATGCCAAAGAACTTGTCTTCAGCACTCGTTGCCCCGTCTTCCGCCACATCCGGCTCTGGAAAATCGAGTTCTTCGGTTGTCGGTTGGTCACTCATGCTTTCATCACTCCTCTCGGGTCTTGAACGACCGCTTCCACGGTATCGTCATTGATTAAGCGAAACTCTTTCTCGTGAATCTTCACGCGAGTACCACTATAGGACCGAAAGATGACCCAATCGCCCTCTTCGCAATAAGGGCCGCTGGGAAATCGAGATGAGTCTTTGTAAGCATCAGGGCCGATTTTAAGTACAAACCCGCAAATCGTTGTGATTTGTTCAACCTGCATGGTTTCCATTGCTTTCAGGATGCCGCCCTCGGTCTTTTCATCGACCTCTGGAAGTGCCACCAACAATCGAAATCCTGCCGGTTCGGGCAGTTGCGTCGCCGAGGTTCCCGTATGCTCTGCGGGAGACTCCAGCGTTTCAGCGAGTTCAGCCATAGCTTCCTCGGTATGCGCGGCGCTTAGGAGCCGCTTCCCTACATCTCTTCTAACTTTCTGGACATGTCCAGAATTTCGCGTTCCGCCAGCTTCAGTCCCTCAATGACACCGCATGCCTTTTGGTATTCGGCGTAATCTTTCGAGGCACCACTGGCGACGTGCGCGGCGGAATCATCCGCGATTGCACGTATTTTGTCCAGTAAACCTTTAAGTCCCAGCGTCTCCTCTGCCGGATTGATCATCGTCTTCCTCTATTAAGTTCTTAGCGATATCAACACCAATCTCAATCCCCTTGGCGTATTGATCCCCGGAAATCTTCTTATCTTCCATCTCCGCGTCCATCAGATCACTTGCCACTTTCTGCGCCAATTCAGCTTGCGATAGCTTTTCTTGAGCTTCAATCTCAGCCTGCGACAACCTCTCTTGAGCTTCATGCCCAGCTCCCGCGATACGCTCCTGGCTCTTAATGCGCTCGACCTCAACCGCCGTGCGCTGCTGCGCCAGTTGTTGCTGCGTCTGGGTCTTGAGTTGATCGGCCTCGGCTTTACGCTGCACGTCGGATTCTTTGATATCCAGCTCGCGTTCTTTCTGCTGAATGAGCGGGTCTTCCGCCAACGCAGCGGCTTCTTCGGCCTCCTGCTGCATTTGTTTCTTGCCAAGCAGTTGTTCTGCCGCTTCGGCCACCATCGTCGATAGTCGCTTCTCGATATCTTCCGGCAGCTCCTCGCCCATGGGTGGGAGTTCTGTGCCGAGTTCCTGCTCGATCTGACGCCGGTACTGGAACGCTAAATGTTCACGTACATGGGAATCGAGGGATGACATAATCACTTCTGCCGCCGGACTCTGTCCCGCCATTTCCGTGACCTCGGGGTCTTGCATGGCGCTCATATGAACTTTGATATGGGCTTCGTGATCCTGATACTCGAAGGCTTGAACCGGACTTTCGTTGATCATGTCCATGTTTTCAGAGACCGGATCAGCCGGTTTAATGTCGCCAGGATTCGGCACAATGTTGTCCACGTCCTGAATCCCCAATACCTGCAACATTTGCCGGTGTAATTCCTGCATGTTGTACAGTTGTGGTGCAGAGGCGCTGAGTTGTAACGCGGCCTGATACTGCATGATCCGTTGCGCCATCGTTCCGGCGTTGGGATCGGAGACCGGGACGACGTCAATGCGGTCGTCAAAGTCTTCGGCCTTTAAGTCCTGCCCATCGATCTCATAAGGGTACGCTGGCTCGCCAAAATCGTGAATCACGTTGGCAAGCAGCTTTAATTCCTGGCGCATGCTGGCGTGAAGCCTGCTTTGCACAGCAGACTGCACTTTCTGCGCCCGCTCCATGATGGCGAGCGTCGTTCCCACCGGAGCCTCGGAGTTCATATCCGACGCTTTCAGGTCAGCCATGGAAGCGAACCGCCTGCCTTCTTCAACAATGTTGCTTAATAGCTGGTGCAGCGTGGCAGAGGGTTCTTTGTAGGGTAGAAAGGAGATATTGTCGCGGATGGTGCCACCGGGAACGTCCACGTCACGGAATTCACCCGGCATAATCGGGGTGTCATCGCCTTTAATGCGTAAACCACGGGATTTCAGGCCGCCAGGAAGGTTCGATAACGTGCCTGCGTCCACCAGTTGCCGCATTAGGCTCGTTGCCGACTTCGCCAAGCCGCCAATCATGTGAATCAAACCAAATCCGTAGAAGCCCAGCCCCGGCACGTACTGATAATGTACAAAATGCTGCCGTGCCTGCTTCAATTCGTCATTTTCAAACCAATTACGGCGGATGGCGAGGACAATGCGGGAGGATAGATCGAAGGTAATGATGTAAGGCAGCGCGATACCAGTCTCTTCGCCATCGCGTTCGTCCTCAAAGCCGGGTAAGTCGTACTCCACATGGACTTCGAGGATGGTATGGCGATCATCGTTGTCATAACTGATCTGATCGCCCTTCAATTCGTTGTATTTTTGCTCGACATCGGAGATATCGGGGCTTGGGGCGGGGAGTTCGACGTCACGGTAGAAGCCGGAGACCTGTAACTTACGGACCTCGTTGGACGTTTTCTTCATCACATGGGCAATCCGCTGGGCCGTCGTCAATTCGGACGCGCCATAGCTGACGACCATGTCTTCAGCGGGGACAAAAATAGAGCAGGGACGCCCCATGTTGGAGTCGTAATAGACTTTACGGAACGCAGACCCCGCCAACGGCAACGAGAACAGCAGTTGTTCGGTTTCGTTGCGGTATTCGCTCATCTTTTCGGTAAGCAGGTAGTTCATGTAGTCCTGCACCCGGATGGCTTGTTCTTCTTTGTCGTCGGTGAGTTTGCCGAGAACCGCCGTTTTCACGGGGCCGGAGGAAGGAAAGAGTTCGGTGATGGCTTGCGACTGAAACCGAACCACGGCTTCCGTCAACATCGGGTGGAATACGCCGCAGGCTCCAGGCCACGGCAGGGTGCGGTCTTCATGCTTGAGACCAAGCTGGTCTAAGCCTCGGGTGTAAGTGTTTTCCCAATCTTTGCGGCTGTCTTTATCGCCGCGATAGAGTCCCAGCAGTTCATTGGCAATGCTGACCAGTTCGTCGTCTTCAATGGAATCGGCCAGGTTGGCATAAAAATCAACCTCTTCTTCAGCCGCGCTCGGATCAAAGTCGACAATCACGCCACCGTCGTCGGTATCAGTGATCATGGCCGGACCTTCCGTCTCGACCGTTTCAATCTCGATCTCGATATCTTCCAGAGGAATCTCTGGCGTTAGCGGCGTTAAAGGCCGTTCAATCGCCATTAACCATCTTTCCTAAAGATTTGGGGACGTGCTGCGCCGCTACCACGGGCGTAAGTCACTTTGCCCTTGGAGGGACGCTTCGTCTTCTGCTTATTTTTTGATTTAGCCATCAGTAATACTCCGCTTTACGGGCCATGTTGAGTGGCTCCATTTCCTCGTCACTATGTAAGCTAATGAATCCGCCCTGGCGAAACCGCAGCAAGGCTTGGGTGGAAGAGTCCACTAAGTCGTCGTGTTCGGCATTGGGGAAGGCGGCAAACTGCTCGATCACCTCTTCTGCCCAGCGTGTCTCAGGTGCCCAGACATTGCCGGAGGCAAACAAATCGGCCACGGCGTTGACTCGGGCAATCTTGTCATTGCCTCGGGACGGCGAGAACTCCGAAACGGGAATGCCCATCTGTCGAAGTTCGAATATGAGTGGTGCGCCTGCGGCTTTCGCTTCGACCACAAAGGC